CAAAGTTATCAACGATAATCTCACGCATGGGTTACCCCCTGCATGCTGCCGACAAGACCACGCGCAATTGTGATAATTTCGCTGGTGGCCGTTCGTTCCAGCCAGAGTTGATTGATGTTGGCTTTCAGCTTGTTCTGCTGTGATTCATCCAGCATGTCAGCGCCATCAACCTGGTCGAATACAATTCCAACCTCCAACGGCCAGATACGGGACTCGGGAAGCGGATCCGCCACTGGTTTAGCTTTCTCACGGATGTGCATGCGGATGTGGCGAATATTGGACCAACTGGAAACATACAGGCTTCCCATAGCTGCAATGAAATCAGCACTGTTCATGCCATATTCACCGGATGCCTCAAGGGCAACAGTGCGAATACGTTCCGACACATCCAGGCGCGCAGCAGCGTCATCGAATTGAATCGACAACAGCCACTCATCCACACCGAACAAAATGCTCTCACGAATAAGCAGCTTCGCTTTGTCGATCGTTAATGGTGATACCTGAGTGAATTCCGGTGCTTCGACAGAATCCGCCGCCCAGGTATGCCCAAACTTCGATTCACTGAATGTGTATTCTTCTTTATCGCCGAACGCAGCTCTAACACATGCCCACGCTTCGACACCGCTGATATCAAAAATATCTTTCTGGGTGAGTGGCAACTCTGTTTCTGGCTTACCNGCAGCTTCGCTTTGTCGATCGTTAATGGTGATACCTGAGTGAATTCCGGTGCTTCGACAGAATCCGCCGCCCAGGTATGCCCAAACTTCGATTCACTGAATGTGTATTCTTCTTTATCGCCGAACGCAGCTCTAACACATGCCCACGCTTCGACACCGCTGATATCAAAAATATCTTTCTGGGTGAGTGGCAACTCTGTTTCTGGCTTACCAGCTACTGTTGGTGTGGCCGTTGCTGGTTGAGGTTTGCTGGTGGCAAATTGTGCCAAAGCCATAAACGCACGACCTTTTGCCTCCAGTTTTGTGCGGTTGATATAGCTGAACCGCTCACCACGCCATGACTTATCGAAGACAGCTATAGCACCGGCAAAAAACGCGCTGGTGGGTTTCTGTTTTTCGTCAGCAGGTACAAACCACACAGGCAGATCGAACCCAATGCGCCCGCGAATGAATACAATGTGATCGGCATCTTCCGGCCACCACGTTTCACTCGGCGCGGCTTTTATCAGGAATACATTGCGACCGCCCTTCTCGCGCTGGGCTGCTGCGTATTTCATGATGTGCGTCATACCAGTGATCGCCTGTTTCTCGTGATACTGCGAACGGCTATACGGTGGGTTGCCATAGCCAGCGCCACCCAGTTCTGCCAGACGTTCAGACCAGTCCTGCGTCAGCGCGTTATCTTCTGCGGTGTACCATGCCGGGCACTTCGCGTTGTCGTCGTCAGCAAACAAGTCCAGAACTAATGGACCAAATAGCGCGTTGATCCCCCAAAAAAGCAGATCCGGCGTCCGCCACTGATCGCCAACTTCTTTCAGTTCGTGGGCTGGTTTGCTACGTAGTGCCGCCAGCGCCTGGCAATATTTGTTTAACGTCATCCTCTGAACCCCTCTGGAATCGTTGTTTCAACCGGACCAAAAGCCATCACATCGCGCTTTTTCGCGCCCCAGTCAGCGCGTTTAGGCCGTCCCTTCTGCTCCCAGCGGGTAGCGCTTTGCAGATAGCTCTCGAATTTCTTCGGGCCGAACAGCGTTTCCGGGCGCATGTACTGGTACTGCTCGTCGTTCTCGTGCCAGTGCTCATGCTTCAGGTCGATAACAAGTTGCAGGTCTGCAACGCTGTATCCCTCACGCAGTCGGGCACGGATGTTCTCCAGGGATGTTTTTGATTTCTGATACCGGGATCCGCTGNCGCATGTACTGGTACTGCTCGTCGTTCTCGTGCCAGTGCTCATGCTTCAGGTCGATAACAAGTTGCAGGTCTGCAACGCTGTATCCCTCACGCAGTCGGGCACGGATGTTCTCCAGGGATGTTTTTGATTTCTGATACCGGGATCCGCTGGTCTGGTTCAAATGGGTCAGAACCAGAATCGCCTGGTCAGTAATCACGACTTCAGGGTCTGGTTGCGCCGCAACCGGACAAGAGGGTTTTGAAGTTACTTGTGGATCTTGTTTTGATTTTACTGACGGATCCCCGCCAGATTCTGACGGGTCAAAACCGCCGTTTTTGACGGATTTCGACGGGTCAGTTTTTGAGGCGTCAAATTTTGATGCGTCAGATTTTGACGTGTCAGAATCTGACAGTTGAGAAAATGCGGCAGCCTGAAGTTTCGCCACATTCAGGCGGTACACGTTCGACGCATTACGGTTACCATTACGGCGCTGTGTACGCGTGAGCCAGCCATCTTTTTCAAGCTTTGCGATTGCCGTTCTGATCGTGCTCGGCCCTGCGCCAAGCTGGCGAGCAATAGTTTCAATGGACGGCCAGCACACGCCCTCATCGCTGCTGAAATCAGCGAGGCGTGCCATGATCGCGACACTAGACAATTTCATGCCCGACGCCGCGCAACCATCCCATACGTAGCCGGTTAATTTAGTGCTCATGATCGTCCGTTATCTCCCTGAACTTTTGCCTGAAATGCTCAAGTGGGCTAAAGCATTCGTGCGGGTAGCCATCACGCAGATAGATAACGCGCTGTGTTTCTGGCTCCCAGCGGATAACACGGACTGGCACTCCGCGGTGGTCTTTGAACCTTCGGTTAAGTTCGCGCACAGGCGTTTTGCCCTCCGGTTGTAGACCCCCACAATTGAAACCGCCCTACTGTGGTTACACGGAACCCAGCGGTTTGATAATCTGCGTTCATACCGAAACAACGGAGTACCCGAAACCGGGATCATCCTTAGTTGCGGTAGACGGTTAAAAGCCGTTAAACTGTTCATGCGGATTATTTCTCCATACTCGAAGAGTTGTTCGCCAAGGCGCCCGGAGCTGCACACTCGCGGGCGTCACTCTTTTCTGGCGCGCAGAAAACACGGAATAGCAGCGTCAAATGCTCCTGCCACTTAGCCATTACCTGATAACTGTTCTCTTCAATCTGCTCACGTTCTGCCGGATCAATAACCCCGTCNTCATGCGGATTATTTCTCCATACTCGAAGAGTTGTTCGCCAAGGCGCCCGGAGCTGCACACTCGCGGGCGTCACTCTTTTCTGGCGCGCAGAAAACACGGAATAGCAGCGTCAAATGCTCCTGCCACTTAGCCATTACCTGATAACTGTTCTCTTCAATCTGCTCACGTTCTGCCGGATCAATAACCCCGTCAGCGGTTGCCTTACGCAGGTACTGCGAGTGTTTACCAATCCATTCGATGGACTCCATCAGGCGCTGGTTGATATCGGCGTTATCCAGATCATCAACATCTGCCAGTGGTACAAATACGCCCTGAGAATGGCGCGCAACGGCATCAGCGATATGAGTTGAACCACCAGCACGTTGTAAAACCATTGCCCAGCCCAGTGGGAAGATCTGGTCACCATCAACGCGAAGGCGGTTAAACAATGCGTTCTCTGTCACGCCCAACCATTCCGCTGCCTCGGCATAACCACCCGGTAGATCGGTGATCGTTTTTTTTATCGCCGCCACCAGCCATGCTGGCTGACGTTCGACTTTCCAAATAGGCTCGTTACCCACGGCTTACCCCTTAGTTCTGTGGTTACAATTACGCTGCTGAATCTTTAATCTTTTGAAAAATATCAGGACGTAATTTCTCTCTTGAAACTCCGGTGACCTTTTCAATTAGCGCTGATAGTTTTGCTGGTGGTTTTTTCTCTCTGTTCAGCCAGTTCCAGACCTGCTGTTGTTTCACTAATCGCCCAGAACTAGCGGTAAGCTTGCGCGCTAACTCTGATTGGCCACCAGCCAGAGCGATTGCCTCTGAAAGGGCTAACTGCTCGGGAGTCATAGCTTTCTCCTGTATCAATACATAAAAGTTGTTGCCGATAGAGATTATACAACCTTAACAACTTTTATCACAACTTTTAGGTGTTGGAAAGCTAAAACATAAAGTTGTAATCTCACCATAAATAAGGGGGGAAGTTGTGAACACACTGGCGGAAAGACTGAAAATTGCGAGAGAAAAAAAAGGGTTAAGCCAAGCTCAACTCGCTGAATACATAGGTGTTTCTCAACAATCCGTAGCAAAAATAGAAAACGGAGATACATTGCAACCGCGAAAGATAAAAGAAATCGCAAATGTATTAGGCGTTAGCCAAAAGTGGTTGCAACTAGGCATTGAGGAAAATGCTTCACTTTCTGATTTTGTGGTTGGAGAGGCTGAAAGTGCCAGTTTAGACCCTGCCATTTTCGCTGACATACCAGTACTAGATGTTGAGTTATCAGCAGGAAATGGGTGTGAAGCCGAAATTGTGGAGTCTGTAATTGACTGGTTTCCTATCCGAAGAATGGATTTAAGGAAAGCTGGAGTTAGCGCTACAAATGCTAGGATCGTAAAAATTTGGGGGAACAGCTTATTGCCAGTTCTCAATAACGGCGATCATGTTGCTGTTGATATAGCACAGACAAATCCTATCCGAGATGGCGATTTATACGCTGTTAGAGATGGGGTCCTGCTAAGGGTCAAAGTGCTAATAAACCAACCTGATGGTGGTTTAATTATAAGAAGTTTCAACAAAGATGAGTATCCAGATGAAATACTCACCTTCAATGAACGCCGCGCAAGAATTCATGTTATCGGCAGAGTGTTCTGGTCATCACGTTCATGGTAATACGCTAAATAGCATTTCCTCTGAGATAATTTTTAGCTTTGCACCATTATCGTCGCGATAGCTAACAGCTTTCTCTATCTTTCTCCCATGGCTGGAAAATTTCCAGTCTCTGGATGATAGGGTTCCGACAACAAGGAAGTCCAGTTTTTGGGTAATTCCATTACTTATTTTTCCCCCTGCACTTTTGATCCGTTCCTCTACCACAGCTCGTTTACCTGCCATAAAGGTACCCGTTAAACAGTAGGTTTTGTCCGCAAGATCAACGAGTGCATCATTATCAATCGGTAGCCTCGTCGCCAATCCATCAACAACCCCGCTGTCTAGATCGCATCCAGTAAAGTCAACAAGTGCTTTATGTAGAGTTTCGCTTTCCTCTGGAGTTATTACCCCATCGTTAAGGATATCTTTTATTAGAATGTACAAATCCTTCCCTGGGTAGTTACTCTTAAGTGCCCCATTTTGGGTTAACCACCAATCGAGATATCTAATTTCATCTTCCGTCAAGGTCCTATCCGAGATCAGCCCTTTACACAATCCATTAAGAAGATGTAGATCCATTTCAGCAGAGTAAAAATCAATTCCAGGAATATCTAAAATTTCTCTTTGGATTTTTGTCAGACTGTTTTTGAGTTCTTTTCTTTCTTCCTCTGTAATGACACCATCAGCTAAGATATCTGAGACCCTCGCCGATAGACTCTTAATAACGCCATTTCTTATAATTTGATTTGCTTCAAGTAGCCATGTGTCAAGGTAAAGAACTTCCTCATCTCTTACCACCCCATCAGCAACAATACCATCAATGATACTGATTAGGTTCGCAAACAACTTATCTCTATTGTGTGTGTAATTAAATACGTAAAGCTTGTCTTCCATACAGCCTCCTCTTTTTTATACATCCTTGCATTCATCTCATCTTCAATCAAACCACATAAAGTTGTTGACATTGTGCATCACCACAACTAAATTACAACTTAAAGGTGTTACACAACAACGAACAGGCAGAACGCCCACGAAGTAGCCGCCGGTGGCATATGAATAACCGGATGATTCGCTAACACATAAAAATTGCAAAGGAGTTCACGGTGGACGCAAACGAACTGAAGCACATCATTGCTCTACTGCTGGAGGATGCTAAGCGAGTTCAACAGCTCGAGCCAAATTCCGGGACTGAATCGCGCATTCAGCTTGCGCAAAAAGCATTAAAAGAGG